AGCAGTCACTGTAGTAGACGAAAGTTTTTATACTCCAGCTGCGCCTTCCACAGTACCATTAATTATTGTAGCTACACAAGAAAATAAACCAAACGGTGCTAACACAGGAATTGCTCCTGGCACACTTAAAGCTAATGCTGGATTAGCGTATTTAATTACCAGCCAACGAGATTTAGCAGAAACTTTTGGTATTCCAGTCTTTAAAACTGATGCCAACAATAATCCTATTCATGCTGGTGAACAAAATGAATATGGTTTACAGGCAGCATATAGTTACTTGGGCGTTAGCAATAGAGCCTATGTAGTACGTGCTGACATTGATTTGGGTGCCTTAAATCCACAAGCAGATGCTCCTAAAGCAGATCCAGAAAATGGAACACATTGGTTTGATGTTTCAAAAAGTGATTGGGGAATATTTGAATGGAACGGTGATCCTAAAGGAACAGGCAAAGGCCAAACATGGACCAAAAAAGTTCCTATCATAATTACAGATCCAAACAAAGTAGTTAATCATCCTAGTAATAACACACCAAAAGGTAGTGTAGGAGCTGTAGGGGATTATGCTATAGTAAGTTTGATGAATTTAGATACAAATTATAGTGGATCAGATCAATTATGGTTTAAATCTAAAGGTGCTCCAGGATCAAATTTACCTTCAGGTACATGGGTAAAAGTTGGAAGTCAAGAATGGGCAAATAGTTGGCCAGTATTAGTAAGTCCAAATGTTAATATAAGTGCCGCAGCAGGTAAAACATTTGTTATCAATGGAAATAGTTTAACATTCAGTCCATCTAATGTAGATGCATCAGATTTCGCTTCAGAAATTAATTCTGATCCTTCAATAGGAACAGATGTTACAGCCAGTGTTCAAAACAATAGATTAGTTATATATGCTAACTCAGATGATTTTACAATAAGTGGTACATCATTAGGTGATATTGGATATACATCAGGTGATTACTATAGACCTGCTTTAGCAACTCAGCCTCATACAAGTGTGCCTCTTTTCAAAGTTTCAGATTCTGAGCCTAGACCAACAGGTAGTGTATGGATTAAAACAACTACACCTAATGGGGGAGCTGTATTTAATCTTAAACGATACGATTCAGATAGTCAAAGTTTTGTTCTATTGAATACTCAATTATTTGAAAATCATACAAAAGCAATTGCCACATTAGATCGTAGTGGTGGAATAAACATACCTATTGGGACAGTTTACGTTAAAACAAATAAAGAAGAAGGATATAATTCTCTAAGTTTTAGTAGTCCTTATAGCGCAGATTTTACTTTTTATAGAAAAAGAGCATCAGGACCAACTACAATTACAAGTAAAATTATAAGTAGCGGAACTATGTCTACTGGTTCACAAGGATTTTTTGTCAGTGAATCATTAGCAAATAGTTCAACAATGACATCAAATATAAGTGTTAGTTTTACTTTATTGGGAAATGCTGATGATGCTGAAAAAATAGCAAATGCTATTAATAGCAAAAACTTAGTAAATGTTGTAGCCAGTGTTGATAGCAAAAATAGAGTAGTGATCAGCCATAAATTAGGTGGTGAAATAAGATTACAAGATTTTCCAGGCGCTAACCCATTAGTTGATCTATTTAATGGAACAACAAATGCTAGTTTATTTACTGCACCAAGTTACAGTGGATATGATTGGGAAGTTAGTCATTGGGAGCCTTTAAGATTTACTTCAAGCTCATTAGCTCCAACAAGTTTAACTAAAGACGGTAGTTTATGGTACAGTAGTGTAGTTGACGAAGTTGACATCATGATTCATAACGGAGATACTTGGGTAGGATACAGTTCTTCTAACAGTCCAATATCAGGAACAGATCCACTTGGTCCACTAGTTGGTGCTACAAGACCTGTACTACAAAGTGATGGAACACCATTAGTATCTGGCGATTTATGGATAGATACTAGTGATTTAGAAAATTACCCAAGAGTTTACAAATTTGACAATAGTAAAACAACACCTATAGCTACTAGATGGGTACTAGTTGATAGTACTGATCAAAGTAGTGAAGATGGAATATTGTTTGCTGATGCTCGATGGAACACAACAGGTGGCGATGAAGATGCTACTATTGTACAATTATTAGATAATGACCATTTAGATCCAGACGCTCCAGATCCAGCATTATACCCAAGAGGTATGTTATTGTGGAATATGCGTCGTAGTGGTTTTAACGTAAAACAATTTAAGCAGAACTATATTAACCTAGACTCAGAGAATCCTAGAATCACATTGTTTGATTCTAATGGTGATCCTTATAACCCATTAATGGACGATTACTATCCACATCGTTGGGTAACTGTAAGTGGTCGTCAAGAAAATGGTGCAGGTAATTTTGGTCGTATGGCACAACGTAGAGTAGTTGTACAAAGTTTACAGGCAGTTACAAATAGTTCAAGAGATATACGTGAAGAAGCTCGTGTGTTTAACTTACTTGCTTGTCCTGGATATCCAGAACTAATCGGTGAAATGATTAGTTTAAACTTTGATCGTGCGTTGACAGCATTTATCGTAGGTGACACACCATCACGTCTAACACCAGATTCAACTAGCTTGAAGGCTTGGGGTGATAACTTACGTCTAGCAGTTGAGGATAATGATTTCGGCGGCGCAAGCTATGATGAATATTTAGGTATGTTTTATCCATGGGGATTCACCAGTGACAATTTTGGTAACAACGTTGTAGTGCCACCAAGTCACATGATGTTGAGAACAATAGCACTAAGCGATAGTGTCAGCTATCCATGGTTCGCACCAGCAGGCACACGCCGTGGTGGAATTACAAATGCTACAAATGTAGGCTATATAGATAAAGAAGGTGAATTTGTTGTAGTGGCATTGAGCAATGCTGCTCGTGATACACTGTATGAAGTAAAAATTAATCCTATAACATTCTTTACAGGTGTAGGACTAGTAAATTATGGTCAAAAGACTCGTGCTAAAGCAGTAAGCGCCCTAGACCGTATTAATGTAGCAAGACTAGTAATCTATTTACGTAGACAATTAGATATTTTAGCTAAACCATATATCTTTGAGCCTAATGATAAGATTACAAGAGATCAAATTAGAAGTGCTTGTGAGAGCCTAATGCTTGAACTAGTAGGTCAAAGAGCGTTGTATGATTACATTGTAGTATGTGATGAAAGTAATAATACACCTGCTAGAATTGACAAAAATGAGCTTTATGTAGACATTGCTATAGAACCAGTTAAAGCGGTTGAATTCATTTATATTCCGTTAAGATTGAAAAATACTGGTGAAATCGCAGGATTATAATTGACTAAATAATATTAACGGAGCTAAAAATATGGCAGTCGCAAGCTTAAACAAATTTACAGTACCACTAGCAACAAGTTCAAGTGCCAGCAGTCAAGGCACACTTATGCCCAAGTTAAAATATCGTTTTAGATTAACTTTTATTAACTTTGGAGCAGGTGGTGATACTTATGAACTTACTAAACAGGTATCTACAGCAGCTAAACCTAATGTACAATTTCAAAATCAAGAAATTCATACATATAACAGTAAGATTAACTATGCGGGCAAACCAAACTGGCAAACTATTGCTGTGACCCTAAGGGATGACCAAAGTGGCAATGTAAGTAAGTTAGTCGGTGAACAAATGCAAAAGCAGTTCGACTTTTTTGAACAAGCTAGTGCTAGTGCTGGTATGGATTATAAGTTCACACTAAGAATTGAAGTATTAGATGGTGGTAACGGAAGCTTTGAAGCTGGTATTTTAGAAACTTGGGAGTGCTATGGTTGCTATATTACACAGGCTAACTGGCAGTCATTAAGTTATCAAGAAGCAGCTCCACAAACTATTGATATAACAATTCAACCAGATAATTGTATACAGATCCCACAAGAGAACGCAGGTATTGGTATCAATGTTGGAAGAACATTGCGTACACTTACTGCTGGCAACGGTGGTCAAGCTACTGGCCCAGGTCAGTAAATATTACAATAAAAGGGGCCTTAGTGCCCTTTTTATTTGACTAAAAATCATTATAGTTATACTTAATTTTTAGCTATAAATACATTATGGCTGGAAAATTTAATTCATTACTTAAAAATGTAGCAAGTGGGTTTCTTACTCCAAAAGGTTATATGGCAGATTGGCAACATGCTGCCCGTACCTTTGTAGATGATTATTTTAGACTAGCTCCTAAAGCTAAATTTTTATTTCATTGTTACTTTAGTATTAATCCTGGGACTGTAAAGTTCCCTCAATTAGACCAACGACATAGAACCGAATTAGGTCTATTAGTTAAACAAGTAGATTTTCCTAAATTCAATATAAAAACACAAACTTTAAACCAATATAATAGAAAAAAAGTTATACAGGTAACACATGATTACGGTCCTATGACGTTTAGGTTTCATGACGATAGAGCTAATATTGCTAATATGTTATGGCAGAGTTATTATGCCTATTATTATGCTGATAGTATTACAGCTAAAGATCCTAGTAGTTATGCTAGAACAGCTACAATGAGTTGGAGCAATGTCAGTAACAGTTATGGATTTGATAATAATTCAAGCATACCGTTTTTTAATGAAATAATTCTGTACCAAATAAACAAAAAAGAATATGTAAGTTATACACTTAAAAATCCTATGATAAGCAGTTTTAGCCATGATCAGGCTAATATGAGTGATAATGGTGGTCAAGGTGCAGAGGTTAGTATGACTATAGATTTTGAAGCAGTACACTATGATATTGGTGCTGTAGATAGTGGCAATGTTAAAGGATTTGCTCAGGAGCATTATGACAAACTTCCTAGTCCTTTAAGTCCACTAGGTGGAGGTGCTAGAACACTATTTGGTCAAAATGGTGTATTTGATGGTATTAGTACAGCAGCAGATGAATGGTCTAAAGGTAATGTACTGGGTGCTGTAATTGCAGGAGTTAATACAGCTAAAAACGCCAAAGCATTGACTAAACAAGGTATAAAAAACGAAGTTAGTAACCTAGCAGTGAATGTTGGACTTAATGTTGCTGCATCTGCTGCTAGTGCCTTAAAAGGAACAAGCTTTCCAGGTGTAACAGTTGCTCAAAAAACTATAGCAGCGCCAAGATCTGATTTAAACAATAATACTGATATAGGTGGTGGTGGATGAGTAATATTACAAATATACCTCTTTCAACTGATAGTAAAGAAACTAGAAGTTTCTTTAACAATTATTTTAGTAGTGAAATTAGTTTTCCTAGCAATCAAATAGATGCTGTGCTAGGATTTTTCATGCGTAGAGGTTTTGAAGAACAAGCAGCAAGAACTACTGGAATTGTGTTACTGAATCAAGCTAAAATAGACAATGTAAATGTTTTTGAATTACTAGATAAACTAAAAAGTTTAAATGATTTACAATTAAGTCAAATAGTTACACAAATTTTAAATTATTATAGAATACAAACTAGTGTGTTAGGATATAAATCTACTAAAAAAGATTTAAGTTTTGAAAGCCGTAATATTCTTATATGAGTAAATTCGCCAAGGGAAAATTTACACTCAAAAACCCAGAAAAATATGTAGGCAATAAAATGCCAACTTATCGCAGTAGTTGGGAGTGGGCATTTATGAACTTTTGTGATACACATCCTAATATACAACGATGGGCTAGTGAAGCAGTTAAAATCCCTTATAAGAATCCATTAACAGGACGACAAACTATATACGTTCCAGACTTTTTCATACAATATATGGATAAAAAAGGTAAACTATTAACAGAAATAATAGAGATCAAACCACAAAATCAACAACTTGTAGAAAAGGTAGGACGTAGTAGTGCAAGAGCCAGTGCTTATGTGGTAAATCAAGCTAAATGGGCTGCTGCTAGTCAATGGTGCCGTAATGCAGGACTAACTTTTCGTGTGCTCAATGAAACAGATATTTTCCACCAAGGCGGAGTAAGATAAATAAGGTATGACTAAGAAATTAGAAGAAGTACTCAATTTACCTGAAAATAAAAAAATTATTAAGGAAGAGAAGAAGGAACGTAAAAAGCCTGAACCCTTCCTACGTGACATAGCAGAGTTTGACAAGATTAGTGCGGCACTGCCACAAGTTAAAGGTCTTGGGGATTTAAGTGATAATGAGTTTGATGCCCTAGCAGATAGAGCCACTAATGCCTATGATGACTTAATGGATTTAGGTATGAATGTAGACAGTCGTTATAGTGGTCGTATTTTTGAAGTAGCTGGAACCATGCTAAAAAATGCCATTGACGCAAAAGCAGCTAAAGTAGATAAAAAGTTAAAAATGATTGAGCTACAACTTAAAAAAGCAAAATTAGATCAAGATGCTGAGTTAGATGCTAATAAGGGTGTTAATATTCCAGGTGACGGGTACATAGTAGCAGATCGTAATAGCCTGCTTGAAAAACTAAAAAATATGAATAAATAATTAATATTGGATTTTATATGGCTACATTTAAGGATTATCTAGCAGAAAGCAAAAAAGTTTATAACTTTAAAGTTAAAGTTGCAGGGGACTGTGCTCCTAAAGCACATGACATTTTAAAAGTGTCATTAAGTGAGTTTGAATGTAGTAGTGTCAGTAAACCTAAGCGTACACCTATTACAGAAACTCCTCTAGATTTTCCTAACCAGAAGTTTAGTCATGTAAATATTTTTGACATTAGTTGTAATTACCCTACTACCAGTCAAGTAATGGCAGCAAAAATCGCAGAAGCATTAAAAATTAGTAACGCCTGTGTTATCGTAAAAAGTGAGTTTGAAGAATTAGAACAATCTAATAACTTAGAAGGGTTTAAACGAATTGGTACACGTTCTGAATCAATTTTAAATAAACCATATGAAACTAGTAATCATCAAGATTTAGTAGGTGATAAACGGTTAAGTTTTTTACAGGAATTAGGCAAAATCAAACACACAGGTGAACAAGTTAAAGGTGTAAATGATCAACTATTAGCCAAGAGCGTGCCTACAGGATCATCACCAGAAAAGAAAGGACGCTAATATGGATTTTAATAAATTATACAAAAAAATTGCAGCACTAGATCAAGGTCGCCAAGTACTAAACGAAAGTGAACAACCTGTAGAAGAATGTGGCATGATGGGTATGAGCCCAATGGGTGGTATGGATGATCGCCCTACTACAATGAGTGTTAATATGAATGCCAGTGGTGCAGAAGGCATTCGTGAACTATTAAACATTCTACAAGGTCAAGGCGATGATATGCCAGGTGATATGGATGGCCCAGATGGTGGTCCAGCAGGAGTATTAATAGGTATGGATGGCCCAGATGGTGGTGATGAGATGGGACCAGACGGTGCTCCAGATATGCATGGTGGCGATGAAGAACCAATGAAAAAACCTATGTTAGGTAAAGGTCCAGAAATGGATGAGGAGTTTGCTAACGAGCCACAGCCTCAAATGCAGGGTGTAGATGCCGTAACACCAACAGGTGATGATTTAAGCAGTAAAGGTGGCAATGAAATGCCTAAAGCAGCAGGTGGCGGCAATCCATATACACAGCCAATGGCAGAAAATCTACGTGGCAAACTTACAGCACTATATCACGAAATAAAAACTAGATAATGGCCAAATCGCTTGACGGTGTACTAACTAAAAAAGCACATAAAAAGGAAAAGTACACCGAGGATCAAATAGAACATTTATTATTATGTAGTGATCCTGAAACTGGCTATTTACATTTTAGTAAACATTTTTATTTCATTCAACACCCAGTAAAAGGTAAACTACTATTTGAGCCTTATGGATTCCAAGAAAGGCTTATGTATGCTTACCATAATCATAGATTCACTGTAAACATGCTACCACGTCAGATGGGCAAGACTACTTGTGCTGCCTGTTATCTGTTATGGTATGCAATGTTTATTCCAGATCAAACAATTCTTATAGCAGCCCACAAGTATACAGGTGCATATGAAATTATGCAGCGTATTAGATATGCTTATGAATTATGCCCTGACTTTATTCGTAGTGGTGTTATTAACTATAATAAAGGTAGTATAGAATTTGACAACGGTAGTCGTATTGT